ATTATCTCTATTTATTTTTCTTAATTCTTTTTTATAAGTTTTAATAATTTCTATACATTCATATTTATTATAATAATATGGACATTCTTCTTCATTTATATAAGTATCTCTGAAATTGAAATTTTGAAATTCTAATAATTCATTTATATTTGGTAAGTTTAATTTTTTATTTAAATCTTTATAAATATTATAATCCTCTAAATTATGAATATTATTAAATTTTAATTGATTTATTATTTTTGTTGCTGTCCATTGATTTTCTCTAACTATTATATCATGTTTCATAGTATTTATATTTGATTTTTCATTCGTATCTTCAATTATTTCAGATATTTCATAATCATCTGATAAATCTTTATTATTAATTTTATCTACTTTATAACTCTTGATTTTATCATATTCTAATTCAATATCTAATAAAAGATATTTAAGGACATTTTCAATTTTCTTATATTCTTTTTCAACTTCATTATTAAAATTGGTTGGTAAAATTATACGTAAATATTTATCATCACAAATTCTCGTTCCTCTTCCAATTGATTGAATTATATCCTTAGATGATAATTTATAATCAGTAAAATAAATTATATCTATATTTTTATTATCATAACCCATTGAATATTTTGCAACAACATATCCAACTGATTTTTGATTTTTTTCAACTTCTAATTCAAATTCATTAATATTATTATAATAAATAATATCTTTTCCTAATTCTTTTTTAATCTTCTTAATTTCTTGTAAATCTTCAAAAGTTTCTTCATTTTTAATAAATTCCTCATTAATTAAAATATAAGGTTTAATATCTATTTTACCTGTATTAAATGCTTTTAAATGATGTAAATAATATAAATATGCACTAATACAGCTATTATGAAAACTTAATCCACATTTTCTTTCTTGCCCTTTTTTATTAAAAGTATTGAAAATTAAATTATTAAATTCTACATTGTTTTTATTTATTTCTTTATCAAATATTTCAACTCTAATATCTGCCAAATATCCCAAATCTTTTAATTCCTTAAATCGGATTGGTTCATATAATTCGCCATAAATTTTCTTTTTATTTATAATAAATTCTTTATTTGGACTAGCCGTTGTAAATAATCTATATTTAATATAATTATTATCATTCATAAAAAATTGCTTAATTTCATTATCAATATCTATAATCCAATTATCTAATGTAAAATGAGCTTCATCAAACCAAATAAATAAATCTTTGATATCATCATTAATAATTAAATCATATACATTTTTATAAGATTGATAACAATAATTATAAATATTGCAATCAATATCATTAATCAACTTAAAATATTTATGATTTTGATTTTTTATTGCAATTCTAGGTGAAAATATTAAAATATTTAATGGTTTAATTTTAGAAAATACATTAAAAGCTATTTGTGTTTTACCTGCACCAGTTGCTAAACATAAATAGATCTTATTATTTTTAATTAATTCTTTTTCAATATAATCAATGGCTGTTATTTGATAATCTCTCAATATTATTTTATTTTTATTTTCATTGATAAGAAGTTTAGAAACTAATTTAAAATAATTATTAATAATAATATCTTCGTTATTTTCACGATTAATTCTTTTTAATTCATCCTCAGTTTTAGAAGTAAATTTAATATTAAGTTCATTTAAATACGTCTCAATCATATTTATAATTTTTCTATTATAAAATTCTGTTCCTCCATCAAAATAAATATTATAATCTTTTTTAAAGTTATCTGTAATTAAATTATCAATTAAACGTAATTGACTTTGATTAACTTTCAATTCATAAATTTTAACATAAAAACCTCGATATATTTCACCAGTTATATAAGTATTGCTTCTATCTTTAATAGAAGTAGTTATACCAACTTTATAAACATTATTTTGCATATACCATTCATTGTCTCTAATATAAATATAACCAAATGACATCTTTATTAAGATTATTATTAAATTAAAATAATAATTACATCATTTTTTTTAAAAAAGATATTTAAAGAAATCTCAATGAAACCCTTAAATATATTTCTCATCATTTGAAATAATTATCTATTTTTTCAGTTATTATATTTAATCTTTTATAATTATTTTTTAGTAATATTTCATGTTTATCTGATTTATTATTATAATATTTTCTATAAATAATATTATAAATATTTTCATTTATATTATTTTCAATGTTTTTTTTATCATTTATTAGTTCAGATAATACTAACCCTGATGACATATTTTAATTTATATTTAAAGATAATTATGAAATCTCCTTAAATATAATTTTTGTATCGATTAATAAGAAATAATATATAAAAATGAAATAAAAGTTTTTATATTTATTTATGTTTTCTCAGGAAGTTTTTATTTCAAATTGTGTTTATAGTCTCCGCACTAAAAATTATATAAATTATGAAGATATTATTAATGATATTCGATCATTTGTTGATAAAAATTTATCAAATGATTTAAAATCTTCTCTGTTTATGCAAAAACTATGCGGCAAAATATTATATGAATATTTAGAATTTAATAACTACTTCTTTGAGGAGGAGGAAGATGACATTTTATATAGAGCAGTTGATATTTGGCTTGCAGCAGATGCCAAACAATTGTTGATAGGCTAAATATCATCATTTGATTTTATATAGAACAAAAAATATTTTTGTTTTTATAAAAAATTAATATTCATTATCTGTATCAGCATCACTTATATATGCATTTTCTCTTTCAATATCTACTTTACATTGTAATATATCAAATAAAGATGGAATATGATTGATAAAGATAATATCATCATTAAAAGACATTTGAATCAATATCTATTATGAAAAAACTTTCATAGTTAGAATAAATATCTTTTTCTTTTTTAAATCCAAATACAATTTCATTTGAATATTTATCATATAATGCTTTTTGATAATCATTATTATCACCATTAACAATAGAATTAATAAATTCTTTCTCATCAAACAAATAAGCAATTATTTATCTAATTATTTTTTATAAAAAATGATAATAAACATCATTTAAATTTATATTATGGTTTCTTCATTTGATGAAAAAGAATTAATTGAATTATTATTATATGAATTCAAAACAAATAATGAAAATTATGAAAAAATATTAGAAACTGAAATAAATATAATCGTATCTTCAAATAATACTATTGGAGAAAATCAAGAGATTATAATTCATTATGCAGGTGATGTTTATGATGCTATTAAATTATTTAATCAAAATATCAATTTTAACGATTATAATAATAAAGAACTCTTTTATAAAGATTTAGCATATGCATCATTATATTCATTTCTATCATCAACAATTAATGATTTAATGATTTAAAGAATATTAATAAAAATGGATAATAATATTGCTTATGAATTTGGAGGAACTGGAATTGGTGATCGATTAACTGATATTACTGTTTTATATATAATATGTAAATATTAGAATTATAAAGTTCATATTTATTTTAATTAAAATATAAATAGTTATTTTGATCTAAGATTATTTGATTTTCCTGAAAATGATAATATTATAATTAAAAATAATTATACTAAACCTGATAATTTTAATAACTATATTAAATTACCTTATTCTGCTTCAAGTGGATGTCCATATAATGTATATAAATTTCTTAAAACAATTATTACATCTTTAACTTTTGATAAAATAATTTCAGAATGGGGAGATTATGCAAAAAAAATAATAAAACCTTCTAAAATTATTTTAGATAAAATCCCTACTGATCTTAAAAATACTTACGGTATTCATTTAAGAAAAACTGATAAAATATCAGAACCATATGATAGAAATGCTGATAATAGACATATATCTTTAAAATCTGAATTCTCTTTAATTATTAATAGTTTATTACAAGATGTAAAAACTATAATTGATACAGAAGATCAACCAAGTTTTTTGGTTGTTAGTGAAGATAGTAAATGGAAAGAATATATAATTAATATTATTAATTTATATGCTAATGAAAAAATAAAAAAATAACTATAATTAATAAAAGATTATCACGTGATAAATTCAATTTATCACCATCAATACATATAATCTTTTCATTTTTATTAGGTTTTTTATTATTATAAAAATAGTAAATATCATTTAACATTGATTTATAACATTGTTCTTTACATTCATATGGAATAAATTTGAATGCCCCAATATTAATTTTAATAGAATAAGACATATAATGAAAAATAGATATATAATATTTATATAAAAAAATGGAAGAAATAAATCAAGAAATTCAAAAAATAAACGATACAATTATAAACATAAATAATGAAATTCAAAAAATAAAAATAGAAATTAATAAAAATTCATATGATGATGCAACTGTTCTATTTTCTTTATATTTAATTATAGCAATGCTAATATATAATATAATCTAAATTATTATAAAAAATTATTTATAATATTTATAACTTATATTATTGGTCCATTAGTTAGTGTTTGGAACCATGGATCATCATCAATAATAGCACAATTTATTGATAGTTCAGTAATGGTATTTCGATATTTAATAGATTTATTATATATTTATAAAATTAAAAATATATATGTATTAATTATAATTCATTTAGCAATAATATGTTATTTCATAGCTAAAATAACATCATTTCATTTATTGGCACATTTTCTAATAATATTATAGCAAAAATGATTTAAAGAGATTTGTATATTATCTTTAAATTATTATCAATCAAATTTAGTGATCCTTTTGTTATTTGATCTCTTTTTTTTCTACAATTAGATAATACTAATAATAATAATAATGATATGATAATAAAAAAATTATTGATATTATATAAGTTGATTCCAGGTTTTTAATTTTTATTTCTTGATTTTTAACTTTTAATTCTAATTTTTCTATATTTTTATATGTAGTTCTTTGTTTATCTACAAATAATTTATCTTCAATATTCTCTTTTATTTTAAGCAAATCTATTTCGTATTTATTTGATAATTTTTCTATTTTATTTATTTGTATTGTATATTCATTTAATTCTAATAAATTATTTGCAACTTGTTTCCTATTATTATAAATACTAATATTTACATTATTAATTTTAATCAAATCTTCAATTTTCTCTTTTTCCTTTATAAGTTCTAATAATACTAAACTTGAAGACATATTATATTATAAAGAAACTTCAAAATTATCTTTAAATATCATTAATTTTATAATAATTATATAATTTAGCATTTATTTTATTAAGATTGTTATAATTTTTCATAGCTTGATTGTAAATCTATACAATTATTATAATAATCATTATGCAAAGAATATTTATTTAACTTTTTATAATAAAAATCAATATTTCTGATATTATTTTCAATATTATTTTCAATTTCTTCCTTATCTTTTATAAGTTCTGATAATACTAAACTTTCATACATAATATATTTAAAGATAATTTTCATATTTCCTTAAATATAAAAAAATGATTAAAATTGATTTTATATTTATTATTATAAAATGACAGCTTCGGTTAATAGTTATAATGAAAGTAATTTTATTAATAGTATTATGTATGAATATGATGGAAGTAATTATATCATTGATTATGTTGGTTATTGTACAACTTTATTTGAAAAACATATTGATATTTTAATTAGAAATAATATTCATTCAATTGATAATATTGTTGAAATCTATTATACAAAAAAACAAATTAAAAATTCTAAAAAACTTTATAAAAATGATTATATTAAAGCTTTATTAGTTCCTAAATTATTCTCTAAATTTCTTGATGCAATTGATAATCAAAATAAAATTGAATTAAGTGATGCAGAAACAGAAATTTATTATACAGATGATGAAATTAATTATTATGATGATAATTTTGATGACTAATTTTATTTTTGTCTTATTTTTTTTATATTTATAAATAAAAATGATTAGTTTATAATTATTATATAATTATGCCGTTTAATATGACATCTTTCATCATTGATAAAGAAAAATTTGTTGCTGATTGTATTGCTAAATACAGAAGCTCAGATGAATATGATATCTCAATTGTGTTTGATCAATTTTTTGATGAAGTCATTGATGTTCCTCAAACTTCTGGAATTCTCTCTGAAACTGATCTATTATCTCTATATGATGAATTATATCTATTAGTTGAGAAAGTTTTGGTTGATGAATACGAAAGCGAAGCAGAAACAGACGATGAACAATAATCAATCAATTATTTAAAGATTGAACATTATATAAAAACAAAAATATATTTTTGTTTTTATATATTAATGACACTTATTTTTAATGAAGATAAGTTTATAAATGAAATTATTGATTTTTTATATTAATAATGATATTTCTTATTATCATCCTAAAAAATTATAGTTTATTTTTTGATAATTTTTTTTACTAAAATGACTAAATCTCATAATTGCAAATTAATTATTAATACAAATTTAAAATAAATTTAAAAAGAACAAAAATTATTAGTTTTTGCCCTTATGAAAAATAAACATTCAATCTTCAATATCAGTATCTTCCTCACTATCATAACAATCATATAAATCATATTCAAATTTGTTTAATAAATATGAATATAATGATTCGTCGTAAATGAGTGAGTCAGGTCCTGCGTTATCTCGAACTGTTTGCAAAATTGATTTTTCCTTTTCAGTATTAAATCCAATTTCATTTATGTAATTTTCCGTAAAAATCGTGGTGGTATTGAGCGAATAGTTCTCGCGGCAAATTCTCAATATAGTAGAGATAAATGTCGCTTCGTCAAAAGTGGGTGATGCCATCGTTGAATATGTCATATTAAAATATTATTTATTTACTCATCATTTTTTAACTATTTACTTAAATATTAAAACATATTTATTTTTAATTATCAATATCTGTATCAGCATCACTTAAATATGCATTTTCTCTTTCAATATCTATTTTACATTGCAATATATCAAATAATGATGGAATATGATTAATAAATATAATATCTTCATTGAAAGACATTTGTATCATAACACGGCTATTTAAATCTATATCTATTATGAAAGTTTTTTCATAGTTAGAATAAATCTCTTTTTCTTTTTTTGATCCAAATACAATTTCATTTGAATATTTATCATATAATCCATTCTCAAAATCATTACTATTAACAATTGATTTAATAAATTCATTTTCATCAAACAAAGAAACCATTTTTATCTAATTATTTTATTTATTTTTATAATCATTTTTTTATAAAAAATGATCATATTTATCATCATTATCATGGTTTCTTCATTTGATGAAAATGAATTATTATTATATGAATTCAAAACAAATAATGAAAATTATGAAAAATTATTAGATAATGAAATAAATATTATTGTTAATTATAATACAATTGGAGAAAATCAAGAAATTATTGTTCATTATATTGGCGATGTTTATGATGCAATAAAATTACTTAATAAAAAAATCAATAAAATGGATATAGATAAATATGATAATAAAGATTTGGCATATATATCATCAACAATTAATGATTTAAAGAATATTATTATTATTATTAATAAAAATGGATAATAATATTGCTTATGAATTTGGAGGAACTGGAATTGGTGATCGATTAACTGATATTACAGTTTTATATATAATATGTAAATATTTGAATTATAAAGTTCATATTTATTTTAATCAAAATATAAATAATAATGTAGCATGGAGTAATAATAGTTATTTTGATCTAAGATTATTTGATTTTCCAGAAAATAATAATATTATAGTTAAAAATAATTATGACAAACCTGATAATTTTAATAACTATATTAAATTACCTTATTCGGCATCTACTGGATGTCCATATAATGTTTATAAATTTCTTAAACAATTTATACCTAATTTAACTTTTGAAGAGATTATATCAGAATGGGGAAATTATGCAAAAGAAATAATAAAACCATCAAAAATAATCTTAGATAAAATTCCTGATAATATTGAAAATGCATATGGTATTCATTTAAGAAAATCAGATAAATTATCAAACGAACCTATAAATAATTATACTGATTATAGATTAATATCAATGACTGATGAATTTTCAATAATTATAAATAATTTAATTAAAGATATTACTGATATTATTTTAAAAGAAAATGAACCAAGTTTTTTAATTGTAAGTGAAGATAATAATTGGAAAGAATATATTATAAATATTTTAAAAGAATATGCAAATATAAATAATAAAACAATTAATATAATTAATATTAATTATGAAAATCCAGATAATATTAATAATTATGCAGCCGTTTTAGATTTATTTTGTTTATCTAAATGTAAAAAAATTTATCAAGGTGATAAATCATCTAATTATTCAAATATTGCCGCAATTATTGGAAATAATAAATTAATGAATTATAGCCATTTATTAAAATTAAGTAATATTTTATATATTAATATTTATAGACCTATTATTAATATTAATGGCAAATTAGAATATGATATTGATTTAATTCAAAAAATTTTATTAAATATTCCATTTATTGATAGTAATATTAAAAAAATAATTTAAATTATGACAACTGAATCTACTTATAATGAAAATAATTTTATTAATACTATTATGTATGAATATGATGGACGTAATTATATAATTGATTATATAGGATATTGTTCATCATTATTTGAAAAACATATCAATTTGTTAATTAATAATAATATTGATAAAATTGATAATATTATAAAAATCAATATATTAAAGCTTTATTAATTCCAAAATTATTCGGATGATGATATTAATTATTATGATGATAATTTTGATTATTAATAACATAAATATATTTTTGTCTTATTTTTATTATTTTTATCATAAAAATGATTATTTATTTTAAATTAAAAATTTATGACTTCTATCATCAATAAAGAAAAGTTTGTTGCGGATTGTATTCTTGACTATAGAACAGGTGATGAATATGATTTAACGTTAGTATATGATCAATTCTTTACCTCATCAAATATTGATGAGTATGAAAGTGATGCAGAGACAGGTGATGAAAACTCTTAAAATTATTCTTTAAAGAGTATAATATCATATATAAGCAAAATTAATTTTTTGTTTTTGTATTAAATTTTTAGAATAATTTAAAAAAATGAAATATTTTTATTTAAAACTTATATTAAGTCTCTAAGGAAATGTTCATAAATTATAAATATTATGTCTTTTTACATACTCTATGAGTAATGCTTAAAAATAAAAGCATCGGTATCGTAAAAGTCAAGGCAAAATATAGAGGATCCTACTTTAGAAACTTATATTTGGATGAGGTGGAAAAACAAAGACATAAGTTTTTGTTCTTTTTTTTGTGTTTTTTTATTTTTGTATTAATATTTAAGAATAATGAAAAAAAATGAAGAAGAAATATATATTAAATTTCATGCCATATTTACCGATGCCATCAACCACTTTTGACGAAGCGACATATATCTCAACTGCTCTAGCTAAAATTCATTACGATTATTCAAGTCGTATTGACAAAATAATCCTAGATCATTACATGGAAGAGATTGGACACGATTTGGAGAGAGAAGCTGCGATTTATGAAAGTTATCGCTCTAAGGGAGAAACACCATATAGATCACTCTATGACATCCTGTATTTCGCTGTTAATAAAGCAATTGACAGCGAAGAGATGTATAGTTTCTATCCGGATGATGGCTCTCTCTCAGAGTAAGGACTGATTAAACCTCTATATAGGGCAAAAATGTTAAAGTTTTTGTTCTTTTGATTTTTGTTTATTTTGATTTAAAGAACAAAAACTTTAACATTTTTGCCCTTTATATACATATTTTTCAATCCTCGCAATCTGTGTCTGCATCACTATCATATAAATCATCTAATGCATAATCTAATTTGATAAGAAGATATAAATGCAATGATTGATCCCATATTGGTGAGTCAGCACTTTCATTTTTGCGAAGTTTCTCTAAGATTAATCTCTCTGTTTCAGTATTAAAACCAATCTCAGTAATGTATTTTTCAGTGTATAAATCAGTTGGATTGAGTGAATGATCGCTTCTACATCTGCTTAAAATAGCAGCAATAAACGTTTGTTCGTCAAAAGTGGTTGATGTCATATGTGAATATGGCATAATAAATAATAAATATTATATTATCATTTTTATGTTATTTCCTTTAAAATTAATACAAATTAATTTAAATAAAAACAAAAAGAACAAAAACTTTAACATTTTTGCCCTTTATATTGATGATATCACTTAATCCGAATTTGCAGCTGCTGCAGCAGCTTCTAACCAGATTTCGACACTCAGAGATAATGTATCATCGTCACAGTCTCCATCAACAGTTGCTGTTTCTAAAAGTGAATTTTCCTCATCGCATTTGATATACTCTTCTAAGATTTGACAGCATAGAGATCTTTTTAATTCTAAAGATTTCAACTCTGACGGTAAGTTGTCTTCAACAAACAACGAAATATCATATTTGACATCTTCATAATCTTCATAAGATCCAGCGCAAAGAAACTCCATGCAATCAGCAACGAAAACTTCTTCAGAAAACATTTCAAGGGATGGGTGACACTATCAAATAACGATTTACTCTTTGTTTGACAGGGTAAAATCTATTTATTATTTAACTATCATTTTTTATCCTTTTTCATTTAAATTAATACAAAAGAATATATAAAGATAATTTTATATTAACCTTAAATCAAATAAATGTCATTGATTTATTATAATGAAATTAATTTTGGTAAAGATTTTTTAAATGAATATAATAAATATTGTTATGATAATTTTATTGATTTTAATTTATTTTTTTGGATTATATTAAATTATTTACACATAATTATTATTATAATTCTAAATTTATTGGATCCAAAATTAATTATTCAGAATTAGCATCAATTGTTTTATATCATCATATAAATTATTATTATTGATGATACTGACAAAGAAAATGAATAAATGACAAAAAATTGTCATTATAACTACCTGCTTTTTATTATATCAATCCTCCTTCAAAATTAGTGTATCAATAATTTCATCTAAAATATCCATACAATCTTTAACAACATATTCCGAATATTCACCATCTCCATATAAATGTTCATAATAAACACATTTATATTCAATATCAAATTTATCAAACAATTCAGAAGAAATATTTGCCTTAATATCATTTTTCAGCGAACGCAATCCTCGATAAAATATCCTTATGCATCCTTCTTCTTCAAAATTAACATTAAGTTCTTTAATTGATTCAATGAGCTCAGCACCTGATTTGAATGTTGTATCTTCCATTTAATGGTATAAATATTATTATAAAAAATTATTATCATTTTTTATATTATTTTACTTAAATATTTAAACAATTATAATATTTACAATTCTTTCTAAAATTATAATACAATCACGAACTATAATATCAGCATCATCTTCATCTCCATCATAAATAAGCTCGTAATATATAGATTGATGTTCTGTTTTATATTCCTTATATAATGTTTCTGATATATATAAACTGATATCATTATCTATTTTGCATAAATTATTATAAAAATTATTAATATCACTATAATTATAATAATCAATAATAATTGAATTGATATTATTGATTAATGAAACTTTATTTTTATCCATATTTAAATATTATTTTTATTATCATTTTTTATAATAAAAAAAAATCCAAAAAATATTTATTTTTTAGATTTATATTAATAGAAGTTATTTAAATTTCATAATCGCTTCTTTTTCTTTTTTGAGTTTGAAGTCTTATTGACTTATTTTGAATATTTAAAAGAATTTCATCATAATCATACACTTCATCGAGATATATATATTTTGGTATATTTATCTGAGTTAGATCAATGAAATGATTATACATATTTTTGTATTTTTGTTTTAAAAAATAAAAAATCACTTTTATTTATTTTTACTTTAAATATTCAACATTTTTATTTAATATATTTTATAACTTTGCGAAGAGCTATACAACATTTATTTTTTGCATTATTATTTAATTCACCATTTCCATACATATATTCATCTAACAAATTATATAATTCTGTAATATAGTTATTATATATAATATCATTTGTATATAATCTAATTTTTTCATTATAAATATTTAATTTTCGATATAATGAAATTAAATCATATGTATCATTTAAATTATAAATATCTAATAAATTATGTTTTAATGTTTGTTTTGAAACCATTATTGATATTTTTATATTATATGAATATTTATCATTTTTTTATTTATTTCCATTTTATTATAATATGAATTATACATCTATAAATGAAGCATATGAATTGAATGAAAATATAGATAATGATTATAATATAATTTCTGAAAATAATGAAAATAATTCAACTGATTCAATAAACGCAAAAAAATTATTAAAAGATTATAAAAATCTTATTAAATTATTAAATGAAAATAAACTAAAAAGTATAAATTTAGATAAACAAAAAGAAGATATTGTTAATTATAAATGTAATATTTATTTAAAACATCAAGATGTAATGTTGCAACTATGCAGAGAAACACCTGAAAATATTGATACAAATGAAATGACAGATCATATTATAAAATATATTGAATTATTTAAAAATTATGCAGATAGATGGATAAACGAATATTATTTAATTAATAAAAATAAATTAACAGAAGATGTTGAAAATCAAGAAATAAAATTATTAGCATATAGAAATTTATTTATCAATACAACAAAAGAAATTATTCCTTTTGAAAAAATAACTAAAAATATTTGCCCTATTTGTTTTGAAAATGAAATTAATATGTGTGCAATCCCATGTGGTCATACTTGTTGTAATGAATGTGTTATTCAAAGTATGAAATATCATAATACAAAATTAACAAAATGTTTAAATTGCAGAAATACATTAAAAGAATATATAAAATTATTTATTCAATTATAAAAAATAATATATTAGAATGGATATTAAAAATATTATTAAAGAATTAAATAATATATGTGAAGATGTTTATGAATTACATAATTTAATTATTTGTAATAAATTATATAATTTAAATAAATATATCAAACCTCATATTTGTAAAAATTTATATAAAAAATATAATAAAGAAATAGAAACTATCTTTTTTGAATCATTTATTGAAAAAGATATAAAGAAAAATATGAACGAAATTATTTATCTAATTAGTGAAATAATTATAATATTAAATAAAATTATTTTAAATTATCCGTAAAATCATATCATTATATACAGTATCATATACATTACTTGAAATATTTTTATCATATTTGTCATTTATAATATCTCGCTTAAATATTTTCATAATATCATAATTTTTTTTTAATAATACATTAATAACTACTAATATTATAAATATATACATAATATATAAATAAACAAATGAATAAACATCAAAAAAACTAACCGTCATATAATTTCTCATTGAATATATTGGATATAATTTGAATACTATTAAAATTAATGAATATTTTAATATATCACCATATGATAAACCTTTTACTAATAAATATAAAAATAATATTATATTTTGAATTGATGATAATATTAATGCAAAAAATGGGTTTGGTGTTGAAATTATTCTAAATATAAATAATAAATACCAGATATAAATAATTATATTAAAAGCAAATTCATTTATTAATAATGCACGTATTTTTGACAACGTAAAACTATTTGTATTTAATACTTCTTTATCTTTAAATTTTATTGATATTAAATTATTATAATCCATTCTTATTTTTATGATATATAAAGAAAAAATAATTTTCTTTATATATGAAAACTATGTTTAAATGCGATTGATAATTTTATCATAGAAAACCTTATACAATGTAATTGCTCCAAGTTCAATATAAGCAGTTTTTGCTCCCTTTGATAAACAATCTTTATAATAATCAAGTTTCCATGATTTTTCAAATACTTTTATGGCATTTTCTGTTTTTCCATAATAATATTTAACTACATTCTTATTATGTATTAATGATTTTTTTGATAAATATTCCTCTGAAAATGTATATAAAATTAATGATATATCATCTTTAGCTTCGTATTTATTAAAAAATTCTTTCTCAAAATCATTTTCATCAAACTTAAATAACATTTTTTAAACTATTTTTAAAAAAAATAACAAATCATTTTTATTATTTATTACTTATTTATTTAAACATCTTTATCATTATCTTTATCATTATCATTATCATTATTATCATTATTATCATTATTATCATTATTATCAATAATCATATTAGGTGGATTAAAACCAATATCAATATTATCATTAATTTTATTTAAAATTTTAGGATCTATTTCGTCTCCATGTCCATTATCCTTAATGAGAGGGGGAGATTGTTTAGGAACTTTAAATAGATTTAAAATAAATAAGGGACATAAAGCAGATAATGAAATAGCAGAAGTAAAATAATAAAAACTAATAATAGTTATAACTATATAAATAATACCAAATAATAAAAAATTATTTTTTGTGAATAATGATTTATTATTATCAATAATATTATTTTGATCATCATATATAGGTTTTTTATAATCATATAAATATACAAATATAAATACTACTATTGAAATTATTAATGAAATTATATAATATTCCATATAAACTCTAATTTAAATATAGAATGTTAATTATATATAAATATACGCATTTTGACATATAAATATTAAAATAATTAAATAAATAAATATGAAACTTGAATTGAAAAAATTTGATCCATCAACAATAAAAAGCGATTCAGTTGTTGTATTGATCGGTAAAAGAAATACAGGTAAATCATATTGTATGAAAGATATTTTAAGTTACCATAAAGATTTGCCAGTTGGTGTTGTTATTAGTCCAACCGAAACAGCAAATAATTTTTTTGAAACATTTATACCGAATATGTTGATTTATGAAGAATATGAACCAGTTATTATTAAAAAATTTTTAGATAGACAAATATCTATTAATAAACAAAAAGCAATTCAAATAAAAAGATATAATTCATCTGATATTGATAATAGAGCTTTTTTAATTTTAGATGATTGTTTATATGATAAAACATGGCCTACTGATAAAAATATTCGAAGTATATTTATGAATGGACGACATTATAAAATTTTTTTCTTAATTACAATGCAATATTGTATGGGATTACCTCCTGTTTTGAGAGCTAATATTGATTATGTTTTTATTTTTAAAAATAATATTATTAAAGAAAGAGAGAAAATTTATAATCATTATGCTGGTGTTTTTAATGATTTTTCAACTTTTTGTGCAGTAATGGATAGTTGCACTGAAAATTATGAATGTGTTGTTATTGATAATAAAGTTCAAAGTAATAAATTGGAAGATCAAGTTAAATGGTATAAAGCAAAAGAAGCTGATTTTAAGATGTGTACGCCTGAATTATGGAATTTATGCGCATTAGAAAAAGAAAGAAAGGCAAATACTCTCGTTTATGAAGATGAAGATGATGAAGAACCATATGATCCAAGTGTTTTTGCAAAAAATCATAATAAAAATAAAATGCAAATAAAAGTTAAAAAAACATTTTAAATTGAAATATCACAATCTCTTCTAATTGGATTTATTTTTATTATATTATCATTATCAATTAATGATGATAATATTGAACTATCTAATCTATTATTATATGCATTTGTTTGATATTTTTCTTTTGTAATATTTTCTTTATCAATTGGTGCGGGTAATCCTTCATATACAGTTCCCATATTTCCTATTCTTTCACTTTCTTCTAAATCTATTTGACGTTTATTAACAACCATATTAATATCTTCTTTTGGTACTCCTACAAATTTACCACCTGCATTTGGTGTTCTTCCTGCTTTCATCATTATCAATTCACGAGTTCCATCAATTTCTGCATTATAATCAGCTTCTCTATCTGTTGGCGTAAAAAATGTTTTACTTCCTGCAATACCATAATTATCTGTTAATGAATTTTGTCTTTGAGTATTTTTAGCCTTTTCTTCTTTAATTAAATATCCACCCAATAAACTATTTAAAAATCCACCGAAAAAACCATATCCAGATCCACCTAAACCAACTGTTGTTTCTTTAACTGTTTTTTTGGCAACTAATGATGGATCATATACATATGTACTATAATAAGATGTATTATTAATATTTCTAACTGTTCCTCCACATGGTAATGTTTCTTTTAATGTTGTTCGTGCTTTACTACTATTAACATATCCGGATTGTTTTCCTTCCATAAATCCTCCATTTCCCTCATGTATAGTTGTTTCTTTTGTTGTTGTCTTTGCTGTATCATATAAAGCTGCATAAGTTTCATCAGCACCACTAAGATTTCCATTATTTCCTTCATGTATAGTTGTTTCTTTTGTTGTTGTCTTTGCTATATCATATAAAGCGGCATAAGTTTCATCTATACCACTTAAAACACCGCCATTTCCCTCATGAATAGTTGTTTCTTTTGTTGTTGTCTTTGCTGTATCATATAAAGCGGCATAAGTTTCATCTATACCACTTAAAATACCACCATTACCTTCATGTATAGTTGTTTCTTTTGTTGTTGTTTTTGCTGTATCATATAAAGCCGCATAAGTTTCATCCGCACCACTTAAAATACCACCATTACCTTCATGTATAGTTGTTTCTTTTGTTGTTGTTTTTGCTGTATCATATAAAGCTGAATAAGTTTCATCAGCACCACTTAAATTTCCATTATTACCTTCATGAATAGTTGTTTCTTTAATAGTTGTTTTCATAGTATGGGTAACTGGATCATATAATGTTGCTTTTTCAGGTGATTGAGGTGTTGCATTTCCATTTAGACGAGGATTATCAACAAAATATTCTTTCATTGTTATTTTTAATGCATCTGTAATTGGAGAAACAATAGCTTTAATAACACTTGAAAAATTAGCAACAGGTGTTTCAATTTGAGTTAAATTTCTTTCATTATCATATATAATTATATTATTTTTTCCATAATCATCATTTTTATTTATATATTCATTCTGATTTTTTAATGCTCCATAATAATTAATATGACTATTATTTCTAGCAGTTGTATCAGTTAAATTTTCCTCTGGACGATTAACATCTTTTCTTATAACTGATTGTCCTTTAAACCAATTATCTTCTGTTTGATTAAATGATCTTTCTGCTTTATTTTTATTCATAGGCATAATAATACCTCTCTGTTCAACATTATTTTTGGGTTTCATTGGTAAAGTATATATTGATGATTTTTGATTTGATAATGGTCTTAATTCTTCTTTAGATTTTGGTTTAATATAATTAATAGTTTCAGCTTGTTGAAAACCACCTGTTCCCGCATTTGTATAACCTTTATTTAATCCAGGACCAACTAAAATACTTTGAATAGGTGTTATATTATTTTGCAATTGACTTAAATTAATTCTAGATGCTAAAAATTTAGTGTTATCAATATTATTATCATTATAATAAGGTTTATTTTTAAAAAATTCAGATTTAGCAACTTCTGTTTTACGTGTGCTTTTAGTATCCGAACTATAACCCATATTTTTACTTAATCCGAATTGTTCAACATTTTGAGTTACACCTTTTCTTATAAAATGTTGCATGTTACCATGTTTAAAATCATTAATATTAATATCATTTCCTGATAAACTTTTAATTACACTAGAATTCATACTATCTCCTGTAAAATAATGAGGTATAACACCTGTTTCAAAAGGCATTTGCGCTTTTTTATAAAAATCATCACTTAAATTTTGTTCATAAGCTTTTGTTTCACTATAAAATTTAGAATTATAAATATTATCCATTGATGGTGTATCATTATTTCTCATTTCTCTATATCAATAATTCATATTTATTTATTTGGTTAATCAGCATATATAAAACCATTATTTGATATATCCATATATTCATCATCACTATCTCCATCTTCAATATCAACTTTATATTCTTCTTCGCCTTCAATTTCTTCATAATTATCTACTTTATCTTTATTAACTTCTGGTTCTACTTCATTATCTAGAATTTCTTCATTATATTTTAAACCATATTTTTTTAATTCTTTTTCAATTTCTTTATCTTCTCTTGTTTTCTTATTCATTCTTGCTAAAATATCAAATTTATTTTTCTCTCGAATTTGATTAATAAAATCAATTTGTTCAGTTAAATCTAACATATGACAATTTTTAATATTATTTATAATTGAAATTACTATTTCTTTAAATAATTCTTGATATATATCATTATTTATATCAATTGACGGAATAAATTTTTTATTAAGTACAGTATCAATTGATGAAGGTAAAGCCATTAAACGAATAATTGAAATACGTTTAATGCTAATAATATCATAAATATTATCATCTGTAATAATTGAATTTAATTTATCGAGTTCATAAACAGTATTTGTAATAATAGTTATAAAAGAAAAAGCATCATTTTTAAGATATTTATATAAAATCTTAGAAATAATTGAAGCAATTTGTTTATAATTATCAAAACTATAATTATGAAATAATTGTTTTAATTCTTTATTATTAAAATAATTAATATATTGTTCTTTATAATTTTCTGCTGTTTTAAATACTGATAATAATAAATTTGATATTAAATCTTGAGAAAATATTGTTGGTTTATTTAAATCCTTTAAATCTATTAGCCATTCTTGTAAATCAGAAGATATTATATCATATTTAATAGGATTATGAATTTCAATGAATTGTTCAGTTTTATTTATTTCTTTATTTTTTTTAATGAAAAATCTCTTATATCGAGGCATATTAAATACACGTTTTCCAGTTAATTTTTCTTTAGCCTTCTTTAAATCCTGTCTATCAGTTTTAAAATATAAATCAGCTGTAAAATTTTCATCTATTCTCTCTAAACAACAACCTTGCAAATATTTATGTATTTTAACAAATTTAATCGCAGGCATATAAATTAAAGCATCTATATATGCAGTCAAAAATGTATCTCCTTTATATTCTTTTCTTTTTAATAAATCATATAAAGTATCATAATATTTTCTACCTATATTAATTTTAACTTTTTTAGCTTTAATTTTAGTCATTGTTAATAATTCTTTTGAATATTTTTCTGTTATATTTGTCATTATTATTTTCTTATAATCATCATCTAATGGCACTAAATTTGCATATTCATCTTTATATAAATCTCCATAAACTTCCCGATATATACAACTTAAATAAAACATTACTCCTTTTTTTGATTCCATATCATATGGAGCGCCATATTCATCCCATATATGCTCACATTCTGGAAATAACTTATCTTGATTAAAAAATAAAGTTTCATGAATAATATCTTTTTGAATAGTTATGCACCATAATGCAATAATATCATAAATAACATTTTTAAAATTATTAAAATATTCATTCATTGCATTTATCATTTTATCTTTAGCATTTATCAGAATATATTTAATAGATCTTTTTAAATAAATATTTAATTCTTCTTCTTCAATATCTGGAAAATATTTATATATTATTGTTATTTTTGGTTCTATTGTTCTATAATTATTAAATATATATGAAACTATCATATCATAATTAATAGGTAATCCACTTATTTTTTGCATTCTATATAAAAATGGTAATATCATCTTTAATAATTCAGCAAATCCAATTTCAATATTATAAAATTGATTATTATAATATTTATTAAATTGTGTTTCATCTAAATCTATTTCTTCTTTTTCATCATCATATTCATATTTATCTTCTTTTTCATTTGATTGACCTATTTTAATAGGCACACCTTCATAATTAGCTTCATCTGCTCCAATATGAATTTCATGTTCATCATCAGCACATGAGAAATTTAATTTATAAATATCAACAAATGAATATTTTAATAATTCAAATCTTATTTCTAATTCATCTAATTGATTTATTATATTTTTCTTATTTAATTTATTAAATAATTCTAATTTTGATATAGCATTATCTAATATTACATTTTTTCTTAATTCTCTTAAGTTATTAATAACTTGATCATAATTTTTATCATTTAAATTTGTTATTATTGAATATAAATCACGAGTAATATCTAATTTTTTAACAACTGAACGTTCTTTTTCAAATATTTTTAATTGTTTAGTAATAGTATCTGCTGATTTTATAGTAATATCAATTAATATTTTAAGCTCTTTTAGAATATTGAAAAAAGTAAATCGAGGATTAATTAATTCTATTGACTTTATTTGAATAGAATTATAAGTTATTTTTTCAATAGTTTCATTTTCATTTAATTTTGTCAAATGATTTTTAATTATCTTTAAATCATCTTGTAATATATTATCTAAATTATAATTATATTTTTGCAATAAATTATTTATACTTGAATAATTATAATTATCAATATCTATTTTTTCAACTGGTATTTTTATTTTATATGATTTAATTAAATCTTCAAAATTTTTATCATCAGCTGTAGCATGTTTAATATCTAATTTTAATGGTTTATATAAATGTGACATTATTTTATCATTTAAATAATCATCTAAAATTGTTATTGGACTGTAAAAATATACACCTATTATTGGTATATTTGTTTCATCATCTTTAAATACAATATAACTATTATCTTCTGATAATTCAATTATCGTTTTTTGTTGAGCCTTAAATCGAATTTTATCATTATTAGCATCATAATTTAAAGGAAACCATAATTTATTTTTAGAAGCTAATGCTAAATTAGTATCATTAATTTTATCATATTTTTTAAGATCTGATATAAATTCTTCAATATTTAAATCTTCAAAATCTCCACGATTTGCATCAGCAATAACTATAAAATTATCAACATTTGTTTTTTTATTAACAACTTCATAAAATAATTTTAAAAAACATTCTGTTTTAGATTTAGTTTTAACAAAATTAAATAATTCATTATAAATCTCTTCTTTTGAAAAAGCAATAAAATTTGGATTATTTTTAATTATTTCATCTATACTAACTACTTCAAAATAATCTATTTCTGGTATTTCTTCATCTAAATAAATTATATCATCATTGTCTTTATTCGACATTTCTATTATTATTTAAAGATATTTAATAATAATATTAAATAATGAAATATAGTTATTTATTTTTTATTCTAATATCATATTTATCAAATGTATTATGTTTTACATTACATATAAATAATCATTATCCAACTATTGCCGGTAAAATTTTGAATTTAAATTCAATTTTAAATGAAGGGTTTTATAATAATGATAATACAAATTATTTTTTTAATACATATGATATAAAATTTTATAATAATAACAAAAGTATGTTATTAGAATTAAATGATAAAAATAATTTTAAATATTTATTAAAAGATAAATATAATTATTTTATTAAATTTGATATTTTTAAATATAAATATAATGTTATTGTTAAAGCAAATCCAATAAGTTATAATTATACACAATTAAATATTGATATTAGACAAAATAGAAATAGTAAATTTAATAATACATTACTAAATTTTAATCACTATAAAAGAATTGATAATATTATTTATAAATATATATATAATAATATTATTCTCAAAAATAATGAAGAAATGTCTGTTGAATTATTTCGGTTCTTTAATAACTATTAACAGATTGTTTGCATGATAATAAATATGTTGGTTCTCCGAATGGGTAACCTGGTGAATAATTCTTATTATTTTTATTTAAATCCTGCCATTGATTTAAATCTCCGCTATCTACAACATCTTTATTTCTTAATGGATAAAATACATTTTGATCTTGTGGTATTTCTACCAATGGAACATGATTATCTTTTGCTACCATTCTATAATTAATACCTATTCTATCAAATCGTTCAATTGCTGTATCTTGTGGATTCCAAAATAATGGATCATAACGATTAATACCTGTCTCTTTTAAAGTACATGGTGGATTTGATAAGCGACATGATTCAGTAGGAATTGCGCATTTTCTAACATCTCCATTATATTTTGTTTTACATCCAGTTGAAACATAACTATTTGGCATATACGAATCTTTATTACATTTAGAATTTTTATAATTTAATCCAGATAATTCTGTTGAATCATCTATTGCTTTTTTCATTGAACAAGTATTTTGACCATAATTTTGATATCTCATAAATGGATCATCTGGTATTATTACACCACAATCATTACAATCATTATATGGAGAATTTAATTGATATATACCTGGAAAAATAGAACGTGTTAATTCTTCTTGATAACTTCCTGAATCATATTTTAATCTTGTATCATTTGGAATATTCATTATTTCTATTATTAACAATTATTTATTTTTAATGGTGGTGGCAGTGGCACTGAACGATACATAATTGATTGACATGATGGTAAATGCTTCATTTGTTGATCAATTGGTTCAGTTTTATCATTTGTTATTATTCCATTATCACTAGGAGTATATAAATTATCTGGACATCTTGATATTATTCGTGTTTGTCCTCGTAATTCACTTTCTAAATCTACCATATTACCTTTAATATGTGAAACCGATGTACCTCCTACTAATCCTAATTGATGCATACATTTATTTCCGTTTTCAAATCTATGAGGTGATAATATATATCCTAATGTATCAACACTTGATTTTAAATCAACTTTATAAGAACAATTGTCATATTTAGTTCTATTAAAACTCATTACTTATTCTAATATAATATTATAATATAATAATATTACTTAGTTTTATTAAAATTTAATCTATTTATATAAGATCTTGTATCTTCACCGCCATTTGTCCATATTGGAACTATATGTTCAGGATTTTGAATATCTTTTAAACAATCTACTAATGGTACTGGTTGATTTATTTGTCTTTCCATTATTGTTTTTTTACATGAAAATGATTTATTTTCACCTCCACTTCCATAAAAACTGGAATCTGATCCTGATAATATATCTAATTCAGAATTTATATCTCCTAATGATCCTTTCATTGTTGGACATGCATCAAATAAACGTCTGAATAATTGCAATTTACATCTATCTCTTGTTAAACTTTCTTTATTACTTACTAAACTACTATAATTATCAATTAAACATGCGTCCGCTAATCCATATCCGGGACGACCCCTTAAATTAACATGATCATACATAAATTCAGGCAACCGAACATTTGGATCAATACAATCAACAAATTGTGTTGAATAAGTTTGATAGTCATTTATTTTTTTATTACCAAAATTTTTTGATTCCTCCCAGCATGAATCAGAACACATTGAATTTTGTTTATCAAAATATGTTGCCATTATATCTAATTATAAACTTATATTATATTATTATAACACTGAATACCATTATTTTCTTTACATGTTTTTCCTTTAAAATATAACCATTTTTCATATGATTGTCTATCATTTGGTATTGTTGTTGATGGTACTGTATAAAATTGTCTTTCTGAATAATTACGCTCATAAATATCATTTATATCTTTATAAACATTTTTCTTAAAATATGTATTTATATTATCATTTATTTGTTCTTTATCAAAAGGACATGCTTTAATATTATTATTACTATTAGTATAATCTATAATTGTAGGATTCATAAATGGATTATCAATTGATGGTTTAACACATATTTTATTATCATATATTCCTAAATTACGGTTACTTAATGTTTCATTTGTATCAATTTTAACTTTTTCATGAAATAAATAAATATAAAATATAAATATTAATAATATTATTCCTAATAATATAAATATTACATTTTTAAAAATTAATGAAAATATTAAACTTAAAAAAATTATTAAATTAACAATTGCTAATAATTTATCCTTAAAAGTCATATTAATCAAAGGTAAAAAATTTATCATCATTATCTATAAAATAAGTTGAAAAGAAAAATAAATTAAATTAAATTAATTATTTATTTAGTTTTTTAGTTTTTTTTTAAGTTGTTGTTTCTTCATTAGGTTTCTCAATGCCTGATTATTAACTCCTGTTTTATTTTTACCACCTCCACCACCTCCTCCACCTCCTCCATTCATATTTTTCATCATACTCATCATATTCATCATTGTTGACATATCAAAACCACTTGAACCTTCTGAATTATTATCTGTATTTCCACCAAATAAACCAGGAAGAATTGATGCAAATTTCATCGCATCCTTCATTATTGCTTCCTGTGATAATTCACCACTTGATATTTTATTTGACATTTTTTGACTTACATTTGTAAATAATTCACTAAAACCACTATCTGGATTAGCAATAGTTTTAAATATATCTCCATCTGATGTAATTGATTCTCTAATCTTAGTTAGATCAACTCCATCAATTATTTCCTTTGCAATTTTTCCAATAGTTGTGTCTTTTAAACTATCCATCCCCTCAATAGATGGATTTGATTTAATATTATCAATCTTAAGTGCATTTAGGCGCATTAATACTTTTTTAATATCTTCGTTTTCAATATTTAGCTCTGGTTCTTCTTCGGGTGAAACGGATTGAAGATTTGTTAAAATTATAGTTATTTGCTCTTCACTCAATTCATTTGTATATATATATAATACACTTAAATAATGATGCGATATAAAATTATTTCTTAATAGTTTAGTTACATCTTTAATTGTAATATTTTTATATACTTCTACTGATAAATTAGACTCATCTTTAAACCACTCGTCACATGTTTCTTTATCTAAAGCTATATAAGAAGTCCAAAAATCTTTATTACACTTTTCCTTGAAATAATCGATATATTCTTCAGATGTTTTGTCATATGTTTGATAATTTTCTTTTATTGTCTTTAATATTCGTTTAGCTGTTTCACTCTTTGTTCTATGTTTTTTAGCTATGTTTTTAATTTTTTTTAAAAGATCAATATAATACTGATTAAAAATATATGTTGAAGTTAACGTATTCATTATATGTTTTAATTTAATTAAATATCCTTAAATATATTTTCTCTTTGTTTTTGTAATTCATCAATAGAAGGTAATTTTTTAGACATTTTATCATTATCAATTATTTTATTATTATTGACATCATTACCATTACCATTACCATTACCATTAACATTACCATTACCATTATCATTAGTATCAGATATTTCATTAACTAGACCCCATTTATATAATTTATCATCATTTATATTCATTGAATTTATGTTATCATCAGTTATATCACTGAAATTATCAGATGATATAGAACCTAATGTAAAAGCAATTGGTTCATCTGGTCTTTCTTTTATATTTAAAGGGATTGGAGATGTAATTGATGATGTTTCTTGCTTATCTCTAGTATTATTAGTAGTAAATAAATAACCTCTATTTGGTAATAATAAATAATCAAATACTTCTTTACCATATATAATTTCTTTTGATGGCATAAACATTAAGGCAGGAACGGCTTTAATTTTATGACTAATTTTATTAATAATTGCATCAATTACAACTAATTTTATTGTTTTTTTGGTATCATGTCTTTTTATAGTATCTAATAAAACAGAACAATGTTGGCATGTATCACTATAAAATAATATCATTTATTAAATTAATGATAAATTAATATAATAAAAATTGACATAAAATTAATATGATTTATTTTAAATAAGTAATAGAATGTTTAAGAATTATAATTATGAATCTAAATCTGAAAAACATTCTTTTGATATAAATAATATTGATTTATCAATTGCTAATAGCATTAGACGTATTATTTTAACTGAAATACCAGTTGTTGGATTTTATGGAGAAGATGAACCATCAATTGATATTATGACTAATACAGGACCACTACATAATGAATTTATGAAACATAGAATTGGATTAATTCCAATAAATGTTTCAGAAGATATTACTGATTATTATAAAGATGATGATTATAAATTTGAATTAAATGTTAAAAATGATACTTCTTCTACTATCAATATTACAACTGCTGATTTTACAGGAAGTTATAAAGATATTGATTTAACTGTTAATGAATTAAAAATATTATTTCCTCCAAATCCAATTACTAAAACTAATATTTTAATTACGCGATTAAGAGCTGGCGAAGAATTACATTTAATTGCACGAGCTATTAAAAGAACTGCAAAAACTAATGCATCATTTTCTCCAGTATCCTTATCAAACTTTTATTTTATTGAAGATAAAAAAGAAGCGGATAAAAAAGACAATATTCTTGATAAACAACGTTCATATGTTAAAAATGTTTATGGTGATCCTACTTTATTAAAATTTGAAATTGAATCCGTTAATAAATTATCATATTTATATTTATTTTCAACAGCTATTATTATTCTTATCAATAAATTAAAATTATTAATTACAAATATTGAAGCTAATGAAATTATGATTGAACCTATTCCCAATAATCCATTTTCAGTTAATTTTCATATTCAAAATGAAGATGATACATTAGGTAATGTAATACAATCATTAATTCATAATAAATATATTAGACAATCTAATAAACATAAAGGAGTTAATTGTTCGTATGTTGGATATATATGTCCTCATCCCCTAAAACAATTAATGATAGTTAGATTAACTCTTGATGATCAAACAGATGCAGAAAAATTTAAACAATTCTTAATTGATAATTCTTATGAAATTATTAGAGAATTAGAAACTATTAACACAGAATGGATTAAATTCAATGCAAAGAAAAAATAAATAAAAAATAATTAATACATCATTATAGGTGTTTTATAAAAACAATGAAATTTAGCACAATTTCCACTGAAAAAATGTAATATAATATGATTAATATTTGATGTTGATGTTAAAATAAATGTTCTAATTGTTTTTGTTTTATTTTCATCTTCATCAATTTTATCATCAGTAAATTTATGTAAATTAAATGGATTTCTTCCCTCTTTAATCATATCAAATAATTGTTTTGTTTTTTTTTCAATATCATCAGTTACTTCAACTTCAACTGTGTATTCAAAATAATTCATAATAATATTTATATATATTATAATTCTTTAAGTAATTTATTATATAAATTATATTCAATCGATGAATGCACTAATTTTTCATTTGTATCATATATAAAACTATTCATATCATATTTATATTTAAATTCTGGTTCAAATTTTTGATAATTATTATCTTCTAATGTTTCATATTCTTTCGTTAAATTACATTCATTTATTACTCCAATAACTTTTGCCATTATTACATTATTATAAATACCATTTGTTATTACTAATATTTTTAAATGTCTCGCTAATGGTTTATTATTTCTATAAATTAATAATTCAATATCTAATAATAATGTATTATCATTAAATGTTGATTTATAACGTCTTAAAACATGATCTTTAACAATATATTTATTATCATCGTTTGGTAAATTAAAATAATCACTCGTTATTATTGTATTAAAATAAATCAAAAATTTATTAAAATAATTATCTAAAATATATTTATTTTTACTTGTAGATGCTAAAATCCATTTACTCCATTCTATCCCTTCAATTGTTTTTATAAGTTTATCATTATCTATAGTAAAAATTTTATTAAATTTTTCATCTAATTCATCATTACCATAATCATAATAAATGTTTTTATTATTTTGTAATATAATATCATAAGGTAATGAAGATTTAATATTATTTCTTTCCCATGAATATTCATTTGTATTTGTATATTGTTTTGTAGCAAAGGTTTCAATATTAATATTAATTAAATAATAAAATATTAATATTATCAATATTATTATTAAAATTTTGTCTAACATCTATAATATAAATTATATTTAATTTATAGAGTATATCCAATGTTATTATTAACAATATTATTATATATTTTAATAATATTGTTAATATTTATTATTAAACCGTCGATTATGTTTGATATATATGGTAATATTAAAACATATAATTCTAAATCACTATTAACATTAGATATTATATATCCTATTATCGCATTATTATCATATTTTTTAATACTTGTTATAAAAGTTATATTACTTTCTTAATTAAATGGATTATATCAAAGAATGGATTTTAACGTCCAAAGATAAATTATCATATAATTCGTGTTTATTTATAACTGGTAATTCGGGTATTGGTAAATCTTACAGAATAAATAAATTATGTATTGAGTTAAATTTATTTATTATAAATATTAATAGTTATAATTGTTGTTCCTCTAAACAATTAACTGATTTATTATTTAAATCATTTGTTTCATCTTTAATACAACAATTAACAAATAATACTCAAAATAAAATTATTATTATTGATGAATTTGAAACTTTATTATCATTTGATAGCACTATGAATATTCATTTATTAAACTTTTTAACAACTGCTCATAAACATATTCCTATTATTTGTATTGTTTCTAATAATATTAAATTAGGAGAAATTAAAAAACAATGTATTTTATATGAATTACCACCTCTAAATAATATTGAAATACATAATATATTATTAAACTATAATCCTGATATTAATTTAACAGATTCAACAAATATTGCAATTCAATCTAATTATAATATTAAAACATGTATTCAAATTATCACAAACACTTATTACAATAATAATGATAAAATTTTTGATATTTCTGAATTATATGCTTCAAATTTTAACCGCGATAATTTTAAAAGAATTATATATAAAGATCAATGGTTAATTCCCCTAAAATTTCATGAAAATTTAATTAATGAATTAGATAATAGAAATTGTTTAAAAATAAGTAAAAATAATTTTTATAAAAATTTTATATCAAATTTTTGTTTATTTGATATTATAATGAATAAAAATAATGAAATAGCTATTGATTATTTTATTAGTATTATTCATGAATTATTTTTATTAAAACATAAAAATAATAAAAACCATTTAATGTCTAATTTTACAAAATTATTAAGTTATTTATCATTACAAAAAAAGAATAATAAAAAAATATATAAATTTTTAATACCTAATAATCATTTTAATGGTAATTATCATTTAAGTATTATTAATAGAAAATTTATTTATTAATAATAGATAGCTAAATATAAATAATGAGTGGAACTACTTCATCTACATCGCCAAGTAATCCTATTTTTGATGTCTTTAAAAGTAATACTATTGTATCTAATACTACTGATAGTATTCGCAATTTATATGATATGTCTTTCAATAATAATACTTTATTTATTGGTCTATTTATTGTTATTATTGTTACTATTTTAATTGCATATTTATTATATACATATATTGGTACTCAGTTATTTTCCAAAATTAAAAGTGTTGTTAGTGATACAAAAGTACCTGTAATGGGAACTAAATTAACAAAATTTTCTGCTGAATTAGCTAAAAATGCTAATGGAAGTCGTAAAAGTTTCTCATTCTGGATTTATATTAATGATATGACTAAATATAAAGGACAATATCAAACTGTTGCTGCAGTTAGTAGTGATGGTGATAATAAATATAATATTGAAAGTTGTTCTCCATATATATTTTTAGATAAAAATAATAATACTTTATTTATTCGCTTTACAAAATTAGATGATAAAGAGTATAATAATAAAATTAAACAAATTGCTACACCATTAAATTTACATAATTTAATGCAGTCAGGTATATCTATTGATTATGTTCCTATTCAAAGATGGGTTCATATAGCTGTTGTATGTGATTCAAATACATTTAAAACAACTTTATATGCATATGTAGATGGAGACCTTGTTAAAACATTATCTCACAATGATACATACATGTTAGCTGGTTACAAAGATAATTATAAAACAGATGATACTTGTAGTTCCGGCAGCACTGAATATGAAATATGTAAAAATGAACATAAAGCAAATTTACAAAATCTTAATTTAAATATGACAGGATATTTATATGTTGGTAATATTAGAGATTATTCAGATGGTATTGGACCTGGATTTTATGGATTATTAGCATCTTTTACATCATATAATTATGAATTAAATCAACAAGATATTTATAGTATTTATAATGAAGGTCCTATAACTGGATTTTTAGCTAAATTAGGATTATCTTCATATGGTGTTCGCAGTCCTGTATACAAATTATAATATATATTTAAATTAGATATGCTAAATACAATAATACAAATTATATTATCTATATTTTTAATTTCAATAATGGCATTTATTAGTTATTCCGTTTATAATAGAGAATTTATAAACAGTATTTCTTTATCTAATACTAATAAAAAAATAACTAAAATATTTACAGGTATTTTAGATTATAGTTCTATTAAAAATATTGATATAGAAACTTATGATAAAAATGATTTTTCATATTTAGATATTAATCCATCAATTAATCAAAATGGTGGCGCAGAGTATTCATACAATTTCTGGCTATTTTTTAGAACAAGTGGAACACCAAATGATGATAATATTAAAACAGGATGGAGTACATATAATACATTAACTAATAATTATAATTATACTAACGGTGATAAAATTTCAGATAAAAATAATAAATATATAGTTTTGTTTTATAAAGGTGAATCTGTACCAATAATAACAAAAAATGAAAAGCATTATGATTGTAATACATCAGATATCATTTATGATTATCCTATTTTAGTAAAAAATCCATTAATTAAAATTAAAAATGATGCAAGTGAAATTATTGTTGAATTTAATAATATTAATCATCCGGAAACATATAATTCAAATGGAGATAAGCATATTGACTGTGCAACAAATGATGATGATTATAAAAAACGAAATCATAATAAATTTGGAATTAAAGATATAGATCCAAGATATAAAGAAAAATTTAATATGATAACAGTTGTATTTCAAGAACAATCTAAATCTGATAATATATTTAATAATAATAAATCCAATTGTAAAGTTTATTTTAATGGTGAATTAAAAGCTGATAAATTATCAAATACTAATTCAATTGAAGATACTACTATTAATAATTTTAAATCAAGAGTAATGAAAAGCAATTTAAGTAAATTACATATTAATCCAACTAAAATAAATGAAACTATTGATGAACAAACATTAACTGATAATATTACTAAAATATCTCCATTACAGATGTCAGATTTAACTTATTATAATTATGCTTTAACTAATACTGAAATTAAAAGATTATATAATAATGGATTTAATAAATATGATGCATCATTTAAAAAGAGAATATCAAAAAACTATGAAAAAGGTTTTAATAATAAAATTGCTGATGTAACTGCAATATAAAAAATAAAATAATTATAATAATAATAATAAATGGGAGGAGGACTTTTACAATTAACTTTAGAAGGTCAAATGAATATACCTTTATTTTATAATCCACAAATAAGTTTTTTTAATTTTGCATATAAGAAACATACTAATTTTGCCATTGAAAATATAGAACAAAGTTTCAATAGTAAAAGTGCATCAATAACAACTATGCATTTAAGTACATCAGAAAATACTGTATATTTGGGAGAAAATGGAAATCTTGATTTATTATCAAATCTTTATTTAATATTTAAATTACCAAATATATATTCAGATGATAAATATAAATTTAAATGGGTTGAAAATATTGGTGCTTTAATTATTAAAAAAGCAGAGTTTTGGATTAATGAAACAATGATAGATCAAATTACAGGTGAATGGATTGTAGTATGGAATGAATTATCATTACCTGTTAAAGACGGTTTTAATAATATGACTGGTAATATACCAGAATTATCAAATCCACGCAAAAAAGAAACAATTATAAGAATTAAAAATAATATAATAAGTGACTTTGATTATCCGTCTTTTGATGAAAATAATCCATCAATTAAAGAACGTTTTTTAACTATTCCATTACCTTTTTGGTTTAGTAAAAATTATAGTTTAGCATTACCTATATTAAAATTTTGCTCTAAAAATAATATTAAATTAAAAATTATTTTTGAAGACATTGAAAAATTATATACTATTTATTCTGATATTTACAATATGAATATTAGTTCGGATTATTATAATACTTTACATAAAAAAACTATTAATTTTACTAAGTTTATTAAACCAGGCGACGAACAATTAATTATATCAATTGATGCAACATATATTGTTTTAGATTGTTATGAAAGACAACTTATATTAAATAAAGCAACAAATCAATATTTATTTGAAACAATTACAATTAAAGATTCGGCATTTTCATCTGGAAATGCTGAATCAGTAAAAACAATTGATATTAACTCGCAATTAATGGTTAAAGAAATAATATGGACTTTAACTAGACTCGATAATATAAATAAATTTAATGATATATTAAATTATACATATTCAATACCTAAAAATAATGAAAATGGAATAATGAAAAAAGCAGAAATAGTATGGGGTAGGACTACAGGAAGTAGAATGCAAGAAAAAGATGCATATTTTTTTAATAATATTCAACCTTATCAACATCATAGTATAATACCAATGCAAGGAATATATTGCTATTCATTTTCATTATTTCCTGAAAAATGGTTTCCATCGGGATGTTATAATGCTTCAAGAATTGAAACACAATTAAAATTAACATTAAATAATTATGTAGAATCGCTAATTGATGATTTATATATGAAAAAATTTAATGCAATATATAAAATGTCTGATAATAATAATGATATAATTATTAAAGTATATATTGTTGAATATAATATATTAACAATTACATCTGGTGAAGTTGGATTGACATTTAGTAATTAAATATTTTTTTTTTAATTATTTTTATATAGAAGAATGGATATTACATTATTTATAATAATAATAATAGTTATTGTATTTATTTATTATTTAATAAATACAATAAAAGATTTACAAATTGAAATTAAAAATATGTCAATGAGTTGTAATAAAAATTCAACTGATAATGTAAAACCATTAGAAACAATGGAAGTTAAAATGAAAAATGACTTTATATTATTATTAGATAATCTAAAAAATTATTTTATTTAAGAATAATTTGTAATTATAATTAATATGCCTCGTAAAAAAACTGTTCAGGATACATCAACAATAAAAAAAACTACAAAGAAAAATATTATTGATTCGATGATCAGAACAACTGAAAGTGATGATATTATTATTCAATTACCATTATCACAATCAAAAATAAATACTATAATTAATAATAATGATAATCAAGATATTAAAATATTAGTTCCAACACCATATGAATCAAATTCATATTTTATGAATGATGCCGAAAATATTTCACAGGATACAAATATTGAATATCAAAAAACATATTCTAATAATAATAATAATTCACATTGTTTTTGGTGTTGTCATTCAATTGATAATGTTGTATATAGTATGCCATATAATTATGATACTATAAATGATAGTTATTTTGTATTTGGTTCATTTTGTTCATTACAATGTGCGAATGCTTATAATTTTTCAGTTCATGGTAGTAGTGATAAAGTTTGGGAAATAAACAGTTGGATACAGATGTTAGGTAAAAGATATGGATTTACAAATACAATTAGACCCGCGCCATCAAAATATTTATTAAAAATGTTTGGTGGTAATTTAACAATTGATGAATTCAGAGAAGCACATATTAAATCAGATAAAACTTATGTTTTAAATATACCACCTATGATTTCTATAAATAGTAGTTCTGAAATATTAAATACATCTTATTTAGCTAAAATGTCAGAAAATAAAAAAAAGAAAATTTAAATATATATAAAAAAATGATTTAAATGTTTAAATCATTTATATATTTGATAATGGAAGAAGATAAAATTTATTTCACTAATTATAAAGTTAGCACAATAACTTGTAATGCCGATTTAGGTATTTATGTGAATTTAGATATTTTATATGAAAATTTTGAATTAAATGATAAATTTATATGGATATATTATCCTAAAATTACTGATAAAATAAATACTAGAGGTTTTTATCCAAAGAAAAAACGAACATCTAAAAAGGATAGCATCAAAAAAAATTTATTTGATAATCAGGTTACAACATTATTTAAAATAAATGATAATTATTATCCAAATTTAAAAATATTTAAAAATGGTAATATTCAAATTACAGGAATTAAAGATCAAACAATTGTTAAAGATATTATTGAATTAATTATACTTCAAATTAAAAAAATATATGAAATTATACCAGAAATAATTGTTAATAATAATATTGAAATTATTGGATTTAATAAATTTGTTATAAGAATGATTAATACTGATTTTAAATCATATTTAAATAATACTTTAGAAACTAAATTTTTAATTAGACGCAAAATTTTACATAAAATATTAATCAGTGAAACATATAATAATAAATGTAGTTTTGAACCCGGCAGATATCATGGTGTTAAATTAGAATATTTCTGGAATTCTAATAAAGAAAAATTAGATGGTATTTGTGTATGTGCTAAACATTGTTTCGGTAAAGGCACTGGGCATGGTGAAAATAATTGTAAAAAAATTACTATTGCTATATTTGAAAGCGGAAGTGTATTAATTACTGGAGGAATATCATTTGATCAAATTGATGAAGCTTATAAATATATTACAAATATTTTAAATATTCATAAAAATGAAATACAAAAATCTGATTTAAATTTATTATTAATTTAAACTAATATTAAATCTATTTTTTCAATTATATTATCAAATCCATGAATAGTCTCTAAATTATAATACATTGTATATTCTTCATTTTGATAAATGATTTTTATTTTTATTATTTTATCATTCTTTTGAAATGAACGATTACATATTAATATATCATCATTATTATCATAATAGTCATCATATATATCTAATATTTCGAAATTAATTGTATTTCTTTTTTTGAGAATATAACAATCAATATATTCTATATTTTTATAATTGAATAATTCAAATAATTCTAATTGCATATCTATTTCATCGGTAATAATAGTATCATTATAATTTAATATAATCATATCTCCGTTTTCTATTAACTTTAAATTTTGATTAATACCTTGAATATTAATAACATAACTATAAATATCACCGTCATTCGTATAATCAATGTTTAATGATACAATCTTACAATTATTTTTGATAAATAATTGAATATCTGTTAGTTCCATTATTTGAATTATTTGTTTTTTTATATAAAGAATAAATGTCAATTTTTTATATAAAAATTTAATATCTATTTAAAAATAATATGAATAGATCCATATATTTTTCTATATTATCAATTGGTAATAATATCATTTTAAATTATTATTTATTTTGGTATATGATTTTTCCAAATTATTATAAAGATACTATAATATCTCTTAAAAAACGATCAGATATTTATCATAATAAAATGCTTTTCTTATTATTTACTGATGATATATATAATAAATATCATATTGATCTAATTGATATACAACAAAATATTATAAATTATTTTAATAATATTACTAATAATACTAAAAATATTACTAATAATAATAATAATAATAATAATAATAATAATGATAATGACAATGACAATGACAATGACAATGACAATGACAATGATAATATTAGTATAATGAGTGATATTAGTGATATTAGTGATATTAGTGATATTAGTAATTAATTATTGTATTACATAAACCCAATTTTTTACATTCATTTGAATTAATTATTGTAAATTTATTTTTAATATTATCAATATTTTCTTGTGTCATTTTTGTATTTTCTTTTAATATATTATCAATAATATTAAATAATAATTCTGTATTTTTTATATTATCACTTAATAATAAACTTGTTTTATCATAAAAATTTAATATATTACCAATTATATATGCATAATCAAACATAAATATGTGATCACAATATAACATTGGTAATAAATCATCAATACTTATTGGACCATCTATAATTGCATAAACTGGTGATTTTATATTTAATATTCTTGGTATAAAATTTAATGTTTCAAAAAATGTTGTTAATAATGTATCATCTTCTAACTCTTTATTTTTAGTACATATTTCCTGTTTAGCTTTTAATATAATTGGTGCTAAATTTTCCTCAAATAATATTTTATCTAAGTCTTTAATTGAATTATTACAGGAAATATATATAGTATTATTATTAATATTAAGTATATCATGAATATCAATATTTTTATTTAATTGTTTCTTTTGTTTTTTGATTGTTATTATTCTATCAACAATTCCTTTTTTTAAACAAAAATTTGCATCTAATAATAAATCATGTTGTAATAATTCATTTAATTCATCTTCTTTAAATTTAGTCTTATTTTTGTACATTTCAATTATTTTTGCAAAATATAAATCATATTCTTTTAATATATTTTTAAAATCTTTTACCTTTTTTTTACCTTTAAATGATATTGAATATCCATGTATTAAACAAAAACCATAATTGTTTATTAATCTATAATGACTATTAATAGATAAAAATGTTGCAGCTGAACAACTATAATTATCAATAATAGTTGCAATTGGAATTGAACTAGTTGCAAATATACCTAATAATCTCATACCTGCTATAACAGAACCACCATATGAAGATATATGTATTAATATTGGTTTAGGTTTTAAAACAGCTCCTCCAGCTGTGGTTATATCTTTATGAGCTTCTTTAATACTATTAATTAATTCATTAACTGCGCATTCAGTTACTTTTTTATTAAAATAAATATGAGTTAATTTATTACTAAAAAAATCAGAATCAGACATTTTTTCAAAAACGCTAATGTCAATATTACTATTTATTACCATCTATTTATTATAATTAAAAAATAAATAATCATAAATTATACTTAAAATTGTTTTATATTTATTATCATCATATAGATATGTATTTATCATTAATTTATAATATTCATATGGATTTTTATTCATTATAATCATAATTATTAAATAACAAATAATTAAATAAATACTAAAATTAATATCATCTAAATTAAATCTTAATGGAAATTTAATTATTAATAATATTGGAATAACTTTTATTAAAATATTTATTAATAAATGTTTTAATAAATTATATTTTGAAGATTTATTAATAATTAAATAAATATATTCAAATAATGTAAATATATAAGCTATTAATAATAAAAATAATGGATTATATTTTGTTAATCCTATATAAAATACTATAAACCAAATAAATATCCAATATGAAAATATTTCTATCATCATATTTAAAGATATATCTATATATATATATGATTTTTAATAAAATTAATGTTATTTATATCACAAGAAAAAGATATTAATGAAGAATTAAATATAAATGATTTAATTTCTTTCTATTCGGCTGAAAATAAAATTGAAAAAACATCTGATATTATTAATATTATTTCAAATAATGTTAAGATTGATGATAATTGTATGATAATATTACCATATGATATTAATTTATATAATAAAGAAAATAATGATTATATTCATATTAGAGAATTATTATTAAAAATATGTGATGTTAAAGATATTATTTATTTACCTATTGGAATTTTTAATACAGATACAAAATTATGTATTTTACATTTTAGTAAAAAAAGAGATGAAAATTTTATTTATACAAATAATAAAATAACAAAAATTCATCAAACTAATAATATTAATTTTTATGATTATAATTATTTTAATAATACAAAACAATTATTAATAAATGTTTCAATAAATGAAATAAGTAATAATAAATATTCATTTAATTATATTGATTATATTCAAGAAAAATCCTTATTCACAAAAGATATATTAATTTCTAAAACAATTAACGATATTGCTTTAATTCAATATGGTAATAAAAATGATAATGAAAATGATAATGAAAATGGAAATAATAATGGAAAATATAATATTTATGGTAATAAAAATATAAATAAAAAAAGTAATATTTATAATAGAGATGGTTTTAATATTATAATAACTAAATATGAAATAAAATTAACAGATGAAAAATTATTTTTAAATAATTATGGAATATCAATTAAACCCAAATCAGATTTAATATTACATAAATATTTAGGTTATTATTTATTTTATAATTATAAAAATATAAATTTAAAAACAATAAATTCTTTTGAAATATCTATACCATCTTTGGAAATTCAAGAAGAAATAATTAAATATTTAGATAATATTCATAGTACTATATCTAAATTAAAAGATGAAATAATAGAATTAAATAATCAATCTATTTGTTTTATGAAAAAGATTTAAAGAATTAAATCAATATAATTATTATAAAATAAGAAACACAAATGTCAAAAGAAGATAATGTAGGTATTGGCATTGATCTTGGAACAACTACTAGTTGTGTTGCTGTATGGATTGGTGATCGTGTTGAAGTTCTACCAGATCATCAAACAGGATCACGTATTATTCCATCTTATGTAACATTTACAGATGATGAAAAATTAGTAGGTGATGCATCAAAAAATGTTTCAACAATGTATCCTAAGACTACTATTCATGATATTAAACGTCTAATTGGACGTAAATACGATGATACTTATGTTCAATCAGATAAAAAACTTTGGGCTTTTGATGTTGAATCAGACTCAAATAATAAACCAGTTGTAGTAGTTGATTATAAAAATGAGAAAAAGAAACTTTATGCAGAAGAAATTTCTGCAATGGTTCTTTCTAGACTAAAAGAAACTGCAGAAGCTTATCTTGGACATCCAGTTAAAAAAGCAGTTGTAACTGTACCTGCTTATTTTAATGATAGTCAAAGACAGGCTACAAAAGATGCATGTACAATTAGTGGTATGGAATGTCTAAGAATTATTAATGAACCAACTGCTGCAGCTATTGCTTATGGTCTAGATAAAATTGCTGAAAATAATAAAGAAAAAACTATTCTTATTTTCGATGAAGGCGGTGGCACTCATGACCTTTCAATTCTAAGTATTGATGGTGGTATTTTTGAAGTTAAAGCAACAGCAGGTGATACTCATTTAGGAGGTTCTGATATTGATAATATTATTGTTGATTATCTATGTGCAGATATTAAACGAAAACATAATAAAGATGTTAAAGAAAATCCTAAAGCCCTTAAACGTCTTAATATTGCAGCTGAAAAAGCAAAGAAAAATCTTTCAACAACTACAACAGTACCAATTGAAATTGACTCTTTAATTGATGGTATTGATTATACTACAACTATTAGTCGCGCTAAATTTGAACAACTAGCTGAAGGGTTCTTTAATAAATCAATTGAACCTCTTAATAGAGTTCTTCAAGATGCTAAAATCTCTAAAAATGATGTTGATGAAATTGTTCTGGTTGGTGGAACAACTCGTATTCCAAAAATTCAAGAACTTCTAAGTAATTATTTCAATGGAAAACAACTTAATAAATCTCTAAATCCTGATGAAGCCGTTGCAATTGGTGCAGCAATTCAATGTGCTATTCTAACTGGTCAGGGAAGTTCGAGAACTAATGATCTTCTTCTTCTAGATGTTGCACCTCTTTCACTTGGAATTGAAACATCCGGTGGTGTAATGACAAAAATTATTGAAAGAAATACAACTATCCCAACTAAGAAATCACAAACTTTTTCAACTTATTCAGATAATCAACCAGGTGTTGATATTAAAATTTATGAAGGTGAAAGAGGTTTTGTTAAAGATAATAATCTTCTTGGTTCTTTTAATCTAAGCGGAATTCCACCAATGCCTCGAGGACAACCTAAAATTGTTATTGATCTTTCAATTGATGTTAATGGCATTCTTGAAGTTTCTGCAAAAGAAGAAAGCACAGGTAAAACTAATAATATTAAAATTACAAATGATAAAGGACGACTATCAAAAGAACAAATTGATGAAATGGTTAAAAATGCTGAGAAATATAAAGATGAAGATGAAAAAAATAAACAACTTATCGAAGCTAAAAATGAACTTGAAAATTATCTTTATAATACAAAAAATAGTATTGCAACTAAAGCTGAAGGAGCACCTGAAAATTTTGATGAAATCAAAGCTGAAATTGATCCAATTGTTGAAGAAGGTCTTAAATGGTTCGAAGAAAATCCAAAACTTACAATTGAAGATTATAAGAATAAACAAAAAGAATATGAAGATAAAATTAAACCTCTAATCACTAAACTTTATGGAGCTGTTCCACCAATGGGACCAGGTGGAGTAATGCCTGAAGGTATGACATCAGGAATGGGACCACCTCCATTTGCAACTTCACCACCAGAAGGAGATAAATCAGATATTAATGATTTAGATTAAAATAAATTTTACTATTTTTTAAAGCTATAAATTTTATTTGTTTATTATTTCTTAAACTTTCTGATAAATATTCAATAACATCACCATCTTTATTAACAGCTTTTAAAGCTAAATCATAATTATCTTTTAATTCTTTATTTGCATAATAAATAGATGCCGGATATATATCTATCATTTTATCTATGAAATCTATATCAGATTTTAATTCATTTGATGCATATTTAATTAATGTTTCATCTTTTTTACAAATTGATAATATTAATTCTTTATTATTTTTATAATTAT